AAAAAGGTTAAAAAAGTTAAAAAGGTTAAAACAGATGAAATTGAAAAACCTAAAAAAACAAACCCATGGTTATTACATATAGCGGAGTTTAGGAAAAAAAACCCTACTCTTTCATATAAGGATTGCTTAAAAGAAGGTAAGAAAACTTATAAAAAAGATGGAACAATACCAGCAAAACCAATACCAATTAAAAAAGCACCTGCCGATTCAATAAAAAGTAAAAAAGTAAAAAAAGTAAAAAAAGTAGTTAAGAAAGATAAACCAACTAAATAATTTAGATTAATGCTTTATATAATGTTTAAATTAAAATTAATTAAATATTATATTCTATATTTTTGCTAAAATATTTTTTTCTTTAGTAATATATATAAATGTTAGTTGACTTAGCTTCTGATGAATCAATTTCTCAAGAAATATCTAAAATTAAATCAACTTTATCTAAATTAAAAAATAAAAAGGTTGAAATGGAAGAGATAACAGATAGTGAACCTGAACAGGAACCTGAACAAGAACAAGAACAAAAACAAGAACAAGAACAAGAACCAGAACAACAAGAAGAAGAATATAATCCAGAAATAAAAGAAGAAGAACAAGAGCAAGTAAAAGAAAAAGAGCAAGAAGAAGAAGTAAAAGTAAAAGAACAAGAAAAAGAAAAAGAACAAGAAAAAGAACAAGAAAAAGAAAAAGATAAAAAATCTATTAATTTAAAAACTTATACCAAAAAAGAAGTAAAAATCTTATTATCTGCTTTTGAAGTGAATATCAATAGACTGATTAAAAAATATAAAAATGTAGATGATATTTCAGAACAAGAATTACACAAAATACAAAAAAAATTTGATAGTGAATATAATTTTTTCAATAAAAAATCAAGAAAACTATTAAAACGACTTTCTAATTATGACGATCTAACAGATGAAGAATATAAAAAAATCAACTCTAAAATAAAATCAATTACTAATAAGTTTACAAGTTTCATAAAAGAATTTATCGGTAGTGATAATGATACAAATTCAGATAGTGATAATTTTGAATTTTCAGATTAAAAAAAGATAAGTTTTTTAATGTGAGACATATATTATTTTTTTTTATTAATCTGTTTTTAATTCTCAAAAAAAAATAGAAAAGATAAAGATAAACTAATTTATATATAGAAATAAAGATATATAAATTTTTTTTAATACATAATTTTAATAATTAATGTCTCATTTATTTATTTTAGGTTGGGGCAGGTAAACACCTAAAATCAAAGTTAATAATCCTAAAAATAATTGGTTAGAATTACAATCATCTTTGGTTAATAATTGATAAATACATAAAATAACTACAGAAGTAGACAAACCAAACTGACTAAAAAATATTACAGCTCTTCTATCTGTTTTAAAGCAACATGAATTCCATGTATTCTGAACATTTAATTTTCGTTCAAGCTCATCTATGCGGTCTAAATTAGTTTTATGTATGATTAACTCCTGAGACATAGTCATAGTATTTACTGGTTCAATTAAAACTTTTGATGTAGGACTATTTGATAACATTTATATATATATTATAATTATATTTAATAAATAGGAGGAATTAATTTTTGAATTCGTTTTTCATCTCTTTTAGTTGTTGAATAAACCATACCCATATTTAGTCGTTCTGTCATATTACGATCAACACCGTTTGTTGATAATCCTGAGTTATAAGGTTCCCAAGTTGCACCAGTATCTACTCGTTTATTGTGTAAAGCATTCTGTCTATATAAGTATTCCAATTTTTGTTCTCTAGAAGCATTTTGAGGTACATTAATAAAAACATCATTTTTTGGTGTTCCAAAAGGTTTAACATTTTGTTCTCTTAATCTTTCAGCCATAGAAATAGCAGGTTTGTTTTTATTATATAAGTAACTATCAAGTCCTCTAAGATAGCGTTTTCCTAAAGGTCTGTATAATCTATTAAATTGTGTTTGTGCTGGTTGTAATTTAACATTTTCTTGTCTTAATTCTTGTTGAGCAATCATTATATATAAACAAAAGAAAATTATATATTTATAATATATAATAATGACTGGTAGTTTTAATTTTGAAGGCATAGGGGTTAAAATTGCTAGAATTGAAGGAGGTATAAAAAATGATGAATATATTTATCTTCATGAACCAAGTGATAAAGATAAAGTTAAAAAAAGTTATTCTGAGATAAAATTAGATAAAAACGCAGTTTTAATTCCAGTACCAAATAAAAATATAGTTTCAAAAACTTATGTTTGTGGTCCAAGTGGTTCAGGAAAATCATATTTTATTGGTAATTATCTTAAAGAATATAGAAAAATGTTTAGAAAAAGTCCAATTATTGTTATTTCTCCTATAGATGAAGACCCAGCTTTAGATAAATGTGATATTATTCGGTTAGATTTAGATGACCATTTATTAGATAATCCTTTAACATTAGAAGAATTAGAGAAATGTATGGTAGTTTTTGATGATACCGAGAATGAGAAAGGAGAAATGAAACAAAATTTAGATACTCTGCGTGATAATATATTAATACGAGGACGGCATACTCAGACGAGAATGATTTATGTATCTCATTTAATTACTAATTATAAAGATACAAGACAATTACTAAACGAATCAACTGAAGTTGTGCTATATCCAAGAAGCTCAGGTACATATCATATTAAAAATTACCTAAAGGTTCAATGTGGATTTGAGAAACCTGAAATAACACGATTTTTATCTTTACCTAGTCGTTGGGTGCTTTTAGCAAGATGGAATCCGATGATTGTGATGCATGAAAAGGGTTTATATTTACCGTCATTCGTGTAAATCATTTTGATTTTCAATAAAATTAATATGTTTTTTTGTTTTTAAGTGCCTTGATTTTCCGTTTTTTTGCATAATACCACCGCAGATACAATTAAAAGGTTGTTTTTGTCTAATATCAATTTTTTCTTTATTATTTTGATAATATTCTTTATTTTTAATAACCATTTGCTGTTTATTATTTTGATAATATTCTTTAATATATTCTTTATTTCGTTCTTTACCTTCTCCATCAGTCGTATAAGGACTAAAACTATTTAAACTTGCTTTTAACTCATCTTTCCAATATCTTTCTCTTTTTCTTAAATCTAAATTATCTTTAGCATCATAATTTTCAATTAACACCATATCCCAGTTCTGAAAACCACCATTTTCTCTAATAAAATGATAAACATTTCTATTATAACTTCTCCTTTTTTCACTATTACAATCTGATTTATGTTCGCTTTTCCTTTTTCTCATATTAGTAGTAGAACCAACATATATTTCTTTTATTTTTACATCTTTACAACATAATTTATAAATAAATGATTTGCTATAATCAATTTTTCCTTTCGGCATATTGTGTATATATGTGTAAATCTTTTTAAACCATTTCAATTTTATCTAAATTAATAAGTTTTTAATGTGAGACATATATTATGTTTGTTTATTATTCTGTTTTTTATTCTCAAAAATAAATAGAAAAAGATAAAGATAAATAGTTTATATATAGGAAATTAAGAATGAAATAAAAATAAAATAAATAAAAAATGAATAAGTTTTCTAATCTAGATAAATTTAGAAAAGATTAAATATAATTATATATATATAGATGTCGCATAGTATTAAAAGATTAATTAATAACGCTGAACAGGTTTCTCTTACAGGTGAGCAAATGAACTTAATAACTGAGAATAAATGTCGTGTAGTGACCTATGAAGAGCTTGAGAACTGTGAAACTATAGACGATTGTTTTAGAGATAAATTAGGTTTAATTATTTTATATCAGAAAAAATCTGACTTCGGCCACTGGTCGGTCTTATATAAAACCTCAAATGATACTCTTAATTTTTTTGATAGTTATGGTTTTCAAATGGATCAAGAATTAAAATTTAGCGATTTTAACTTGCGTCAACATAATGGAATTGAAACTCCACATTTAACTGCTTTAATAGATAAATCTCATTATAAATTAACACAAAATAAAGTTCAATATCAAAAACGAGAAAATGATTTAAATACTTGTGGTAGGCATGCATGCGTAAGATTTAGAATGCGTGAATATAACAATAAACAATATGCGGATTTATTTAAAAAGGTTGATAGTGATTTTTATGTTTCTGCGTTAACATTACTATATTCAGATTTTGAAAATTAAAATAAAAATAAAATATTTATATATTATATAATGTCTCTTAATCACATAATTAAAAATAGTGTTTCTGATAATGATGCTTTAGATGTAAAATTTAAAAATATTGTATGTAATACAATTACCGCAAGTGGTGGAATTGGTGGTAATTATCAAAGATATATTTGGGAAATTACAAATGAACCTATCTCAATAATTAAACTTGCTACACCTGATGATTATGTGGGATTTCTTGTAAATGATAGTGTTATCCATGTTTTTATTACTCATGCTTATTCTGCAGGCGGTTCAGGGACTGCATCTATTATAAAAAATGGTGTTGTTGTTCCTCCAAAAACTATTGATTTTGCACTTGAATATACTGATATGGCTCTTACTCTACCTAATGATGGTGATATTCTTAAGATTATGGTTTCACATAATTCAGATGATAAATTTACTCCTTATGAATTAACACTACAAAGAACTAACTTATACATGAATGCTATTATTAATAGAATTAATATAGAAGCAACGCCTCCTTTTGAATAAAAATAATGTTTTTATAAAAATAAAATATTCACATATTATATAATGTCTCTCAATCATTTAGGTGCTTGGGGTGTTCCAGATAGTGAAGCTTTAAATGTTAAAGTTAAAAAACTTTATGTAGTTGATGATATTATTCAGCCAAGTGATAGTTTATCTTATGTTGGTGGTCTTAGTACTGAAACTACTCTTCCTTTTTCAACCGATGATTTACCAGGAGCAGTTATTGTTAATTCAACAAAGTGTACTATGTGTTTACAAACTGCTAAAAGTTTTCAGGTAGGATATAGTGTAGTAGTTAGAACGCCTGCAAATACTACATCAAATACTATTGATATTATATGTCCTTATCCAGAGGCATTACGAACTAATTTAATTACAAGATGGCCTAATGTCCTTAATGAAAACACAATGAGTGCAGTAGGATATACTTTTACTACTGATAATACAACTCATAATAATGCTTCTTTAATAGTTGCAGCTTTTCCAAGTGGTTATGATGCAAACTATATTAAGTTTATATTTCGTACAAATGATGGTTTACCTTTTACATCAGATGAAACAACTGTTTTTACAATTCAACATACACAAGGTTAAAAATAATTAAAATATATATATATATTATATAATGTCTCTTAATCACATAATTCTAGATTCTGTCCCTGATGAAGATGCCTTAGATGTTAAATTTAATGATGTTGAAATTTTAGGAAAATTAATTGGTGTTAATTTTGATTTTCCAAGACTAATTTTTAATCAGAGTTTAAGCAGAATGATTTACGCAAGTGACCCTGATTTTGTGCCTTTTTTTGTTGATGCTGACGCAATTGGTTCAAGAACTATTCCAGCTAATACATTAAAAGTTGGTTCTATTGTTGATGTTGAAATTAAAGGTGAAATGTTTAATGAACTACCACCTTCTGGGGGTATTACATCAACAGTTATTTTTAGTATTGGTACTCAATTAATTGAAGTGACCGATATTCCATTTAATCAGATAATAGGAACACAACAATTTAGTTGTAAAGTTAAAGTGCATATTAGAAATACTAATTTATTAACGGTATATTTAGATTGGGATAGTCCAAATGCTTCTTCTGTTATAAGTGTTAAATCAGCAAGTGAAACATCAACTATACCTTTTAATATTACAGTTGATAATAATGTATTAATTCAGGCTAAAATTGTTGGTAGTGTAAGTAATGATGTATGGCTGAAATCAACTTATGGAACTATTACTATTCAATAAATAAGTTTTTTAAATAATATAATTAAATTAAATTAAATTATATTATTATTATTATTTTTTATTTTTTATTTTTTATTTTTTATCTATTAGCATAGCCATGGGTAACTGTTGAAATAGTACCGTAAGATGATGTAAGGTAGTCATCAATAGAACCATTAATATATTCTACCTCTACATCAAGTTTATCATCTGGAGAATAAGTAGGAGCAGGAGATATATTTAGTGTTGCTGAACCTACGCTAACCATTGGATTATCTGGCACATTCCAATCTAAATATACAGTCCACAACAGAGGACCTCTGTTATGAATTTTTGCTGTACATATAAATTGTTTTGCAAGTGCTGAAGGTGTCCAATCAATATTAGGCAATAAAAGCAAAACATGATTTCCTAAATTAAATCTAATATTAAGTTGAGTAGTAGCACCTGTTTCATGAATAGCCTCACCTCTAATTTCACTAGATATAATTGAAAATGATGGATCAATTATGCGTCTATCTCCATAAGCAGATTCATCATTAAAAAACGAATGAAAACCAGCAATATCTCCTCGGTTTCGTGTCCCATCTACCGAACTATAAGTTGTAGTTGCTACACCAGGACCAACTATTTTACCTGTTAGTTGAAGATCATTAAATTTCACATCTAATGTTTCATCATCAGGCACAGTACTTTGAAGTATGTGATTAAGCGACATTATATATTATATAAATATAAAAAAATTAAAAATAATTTTTAAATAGTAATTATTTTTAATTTTTATTTTTTATTTTTTATTTTTTATTTTTTTTTTTTTATCTTTTTTAATTTTTTTCTGATTCTCATTATCTCTATTCCGTTCTATACAATTACTATTTTTTTTTGGCG